AAGTATTTTTAGAGAAGCATCTGCTACTCCATAATTTTTTTGAATATCTTCACTTAAATCTAAAATCTTACCAGCTTCGGGGTGATTGATTGCGGCTCCTACTTGAAACCAATCGTATTTGTGTATTGTCCCTAAAACGAATTCTTTGGACATTGTAGCGATACCACTCGCCATTCTTAAATCATCTGAAAGTAACAGAATCTTTTTCTTTGCCATAACGTATTAATGTTGTTAAAATTGTGAACCTGAAATTTGTAGTTGTAAGTACTCATTCATTTCTTTTCTAAAATCTTCATCTTTAACATATCTTTCAACTGTTCTATTTACCAGCTTTTGAAGTGTTACATCCGAATCAAACGAAACCTTTTTAAATGATGAATACACATCTTTCAATATCTTCACAGTTGTAAGTTTTGTGTTGTCTTGAATCATTGTCTTGTGTATTTAATATATTTGTATATATAAGTATATACAAAAATAAAAAACAAACAATTTTATCAAGGTTTTCCGTCACAATGTTTTCCTAAGAATTGACACCATTTGCAATTCTTTTTATTATTGCCAGGAACTTTTGGATATGGTATATCATTGTAATTACCACTATCATCAAAAACGGTATCAATAAATTCCATAAATTTACCATACACTTTTGTTACCGATGGACTCCCACTGGATGGTACGTGTTTAGATATATATGGAACAGGAAATGCAGTATCTTCAGGTAATTTTCTCCTCATTATCTGATATTCAACTTTGATTTTAGTAAGTGGAATATTGAATAGTTCGGAATAGTATTTTTTATAAAGAAGTATTTGAGAGTTTTTAAGCTCATCTGCTTTTTGATATTGATTCCATCCTTGAGTAGATGTTTTTAAATCAACAATGATTATTGAATTTTCTGCTAAATCTCTAAGTACAATATCAATAAATCCAATAAAATGAACACCTTCTTTGATTTTAGCGTTCAAAGGAATTTCAATACCAACTAATTCATATCCAGATTTTGAATAAAATTTACTACAATATTTTTTGAACCAAGTAAGTATCCTTCTACCATCTCCATAAAATTCTTCCAATTCTATTTGTTCACACGGTATTCCTTCACTTAATAAGTCTTTTTCTTTTTTGAAATTTTCTTTTAATCTTTCTAAAAGAAGTTTATCCAAATCAATTTCATCTGCTTGCTTTTTTGAAACACCATACATAACCGATAAGTAATGTTGGATGGTTTCGTGCATAGCCGAACCAAAGATTGTGTGAATGTTACCAGAACTCTCACCCAACTTATCTATGTAATTTAATTTATATTGTTGTGGGCAACTGCTCCACATTGAGTATTGTGAAAATGATACTTTAGCCATTATGTTATTTTATTGTGTAAAGATACGAAAAAATGGTGAGATTACCAAATTAAACTTTTAATTTTAACTTAGTAATCTGTTTAGGGTCAGTACCATACGCCTCCGCAATTCGTTTAATTTCTTCCCTTCCCGTAGTACTTTCATAAAGTATATCCAAATATTCAGATGCTTCTTTGGTAGAAACCTCATACCATTTTGCAACCAATTGGATAACCCATTCTTCGTAATCCTTTACGGACTTACCCTTCATATAACGAAGATAAGTTTTACCTTTTGGTATAACACCAATAAGTGCTTTATAAACTGCTTTTGGTGGTGCCTCTTGAATATATGGTTGTATTTCTGCTATAAGTTCTACCCATTCTGGGTTCATAGACATATAGCGTATAATTAACCAATTACTCCAAGTTTTTTTATCGGCATCATCTAACTTGTCCCAATACTTTGGGTCTTGTTCTTTTGTAATTGCATTTATGTGGTCAAATAATCCTTTTGCCATACTATACTTATTCTTCTATTTTTAAACCCGGAGGTAATAATTCATTAAGTACTTCACCACAATCACCACAAAGAAATAATTCTACCGGTAGTACTTCATCCTTTGGTTTACCAGTTAATAATTTTGAAATCTTACGAAATCCAAATCCTTGTACGAAAACTTCACCACCACATTTCTTACATCCGATTGCTTCTGTCTTTTCTAATGAAACTGGTTTTTCTTCTATTGGTTGTCCACCTGCTCCTAAAATGTTTGCCATATTAAATTAAATTTAAAATTTGAATTAGTGTTGCTGCTGCTATAATTTCTTTATCAATTGCTACCGCAGATTTAGCAACGCCATCACCTAAAACTAAAATTACATTCGCAGTATTTTCTCCTGCATATTCATCTACCTTATCATAAAGCAATGTATAAAGGTCAGAAAAATCAGTTGCCTTTGAATCTAAAATAGCTTGTCTGATGTTCATATATTTATTTCTTTTATCATCTTTAGATTTAAGGATTTCCAAAACTTTCATTTTGTAATCATTTTCTAAAAGATTTTGAACATCTACTTGTAATTTACCTTTTAAAGAGTTAAGTTGACAAGTATTGATAATTTTACGAATATCAGGATATGATGAATCAATGATTGGAACTAAATCTTTTGGGTCAAACTGAACATTCTCTACTTTCAAAATTTTACTCATTTGGATTGCCACATCTTTTTTAGTTGGTGGTGTAATTTGAAAGGTTTGACAACGGCTTTGAATTGGTTCGATAATTTTTTCAATATAGTTGCAGGTTAAAATAAATCTGCAATGTTTTGAAAAAGTTTCCATTAAGTTACGAAGGATTGCCTGTGCGTTGGGAGTCATATAATCAAACTCATCTAAAATAATGATTTTGTATTTTTTAAAACCCATCGATGATGCAAAGTTTTTAACTTTTGTTCTAACGGTTTCAACATTGTTTTCATCCGATGCATTGATAACCATATAATCACAATCAATTGATTTTACAATCAACTTTGCCAATGTTGTTTTTCCAGTACCCGCTTTACCAAAAAATAATAGGTGTGGTACATCTTCACTTTCGATATATCCAGCAACTTTACTTTTTAAATGCTCATTGCCTACATAATCATCTAATTTAGATGGTCTATAACGCTCTACCCATAGAGAGTGATTTATTTGTTCTTCTTCTTTAAATTCAAACATATTTTTATTTTTTAATTTCCGGTTGAGCCAAATCCGCCTTCACCTCTTTCCGTATTTGATAATTCTTCTACTTCCTCAAATTCAATTTGTGGATATGGTATAATAATAATTTGTGCAATTCTATCACCTACTTTATAAAATTCATTTGATGAGTCTTCAGTATTTTTTGTTTCATCATAAAATCTTTCACTACCAAATATTTTATTAAATGTTGCCTGAAGTTCACCTCTGTATCCACTATCAATTACACCAACCGAATTACTCAATTGTAACCCAGTCTTTCTGATTGAAGAACGAGGGAATACTAATCCTACAAAACCATCTCTAATTTCCATAGCCAATCCCGTACCATAGGTTATTTGTTCAGGTGTATCTTTGATTATTTCAGTTGCCACCAAATCCATACCAGCATCACCATCTTTAGCGTACTTTGGAATTACTGCGTTAGGCTTCAGTTTCTTTATTTTGACTTTCATTGTTATATTTTTTAAATGCTTCTTTTTGTTTTTGTCTTAAAGATTTACCTTCTTCGGTAAGTTCTCTAGCAAATAGTTTAAACACTTTACCGCTTTTACCATTTTGAAAAGTTATATAAGAGTTTTCTACATTAGTAATTGTAAAAATTACTTTAGGGTCTTCGTTGTTATCCGATTCATCATCGGTCCAAGCAAATACCTGTGGTTCATCTTCATCAAATTGAAAACACCACTCACAGTCTTCATACTTTTTTTGAGATATACTTACATTAGTTTCGTTAAACTCAAGTACTTCTTCTTTTTTTGTTTTTTTACTTTTTGCCATAATTTTATTTTGTTTTACAAATATACGAAAATAAATTTAGAATTCAAAAAACTTTTTTGCATTCTGCGATTCCACCGATGCCATCTCCCATTTAAGTGCTCCAAAGAAATCATTAAGTTTATTTTCCAATTCCGCTTTATATATTCCATCTCTATCAATGTGTGTGTTGATAAAATCTAATATTTCCTTTGGGTCATTATAATCTTTAAATGCCAAAGTATCAATTCCTAATGGATTATTTTTAAGATACACCCATTTAACTTTTTCACCATCTCTAATTGGTTCGTGCTTAAACGGACATTCAAAGAATTTAAGTAATCTATTATATGCTATACCAGCCTTAACGTGTGCAGGAGTACCTTTTTCAAAGTTAGCAATTTGTAAACCACTATCCTTTCTCCATTTACCTTTATCGTACTTACTCAATTCTTTAATTGCTCCACCTTTTGCGATTTTATTAATAGGAAGATTGTAAATGTTCTTTTTAAATTCTAAAAGTGATTCATTTATTTCTTCGTTAGTTTTACCCATTAAGATATCTTTCAACATCTTTGCCATAAAGTCCTGAAATGCTTTGGGGAAAGATGAACGAACTACATCCAATCCTTTTACGTCCAACTTATCACAAGGGATACCATTCTTCAAAATCATCCATTGTGCATATCGTTTCTTTGCTACCCAAAATCCTGCTTTACTGATATATTCCTTTTTGATTTCAAATCTATGTTTCTCTTTAGGAATACAAAAGAATCTTTCCGCTAATAAGTTATAGAAGGAATTTAGAAACGCCTGTGTTTCTTCTGCAATCGTATTAACTTCCTGCGCCATCCGTGTCTGGTCAAATGTTTTATATTCCGGATATCTATGCTTTACCAAAGGTTCTGCCATCATATAAATCGAATCAGTATCAATGTACACATTATAATCTTCTTTCGTACCTAACTCTTTTTGATATTTCAGATTGGCCATTTCCGCAGTTTTCTTAATCACAGTTTGACCGGTAAT